CGTATTGTAATAAAGAATTCCAACTCACATCAGTATTAAGATTTACCATATCATTTAACATCATTTGATATTTAATATCAAAAAAGTTAATACTTGAACCAAATGTAGCATCAATAGCAAACATTCGAGCAATGAATAATACATCAGTTGCAACTGAAACATATTCATTTGTTACATCAGTAGACGTAATTTGATGACTAACAAAAGTTCTAACAGTTCCTTCTGAATGATATTCCTGATAAATCTGTAATGCTTCATCAAGCCTATCTTCCAATTGGTCTTCATCTACATTTATTTCAATAACAGGGTCGCCTAGCTTTCTCTTACTGTAATCTATAAGTGTAGCTCTTGAAGTTGGATTTGCCATTAATTTATCTCCTAATGTTACTATTTATAATATTATGTAATAGTAATCCCTAAAAAGTATGTGTTTGCAGTTACAGCCGAGCCATTTGGAAATTCTTGTGAGGAATAAAAGTCAGCACTGTACTGGTGTTGTCGAAGTTCACCAGCACCATTTAGTATAGTATTAACCATACCTGTACCTCTAAATGTAGTTGATGTGTCGGAATCAGCAACTAATTGATAATTAATTTTAGCGCCAGTTATATGCAATGCACTGTATCTCATCATGTTTTGTAATACTGCATTAAATGCTGCACTATCAGGTGTAAATAAATCACCATTGCCATCCAAAACATGTAATGGTATTGAATAATCTGCACCTGCTCCAGTTTTACGAAATATATTATAACTAGTGATAGTGATTGCGTCATCAAGTTGACCTCCCGCCGTTGCATTAGTAGCAGCATTTCCAGATACATCAAATCTTGTATCAACAAATATTGGAGATGAACTTGCTCTTGTGCTTCCGGAATGTGATGTTCCTGATTGAACATGGAAAATGCCTCCAACGCTATCATTTGTTGTATCAAATGTATCATACGCTGCTATGGCTGGTTTAATAAATGTATCAATAAAATCTGATTCACCCATTGCAACTACATTATTGCTACCATCTAAATAGCATGGAAATTTTCTATTATTTGAATCGGCTGTGGTTTGTATATTATTAAATACAGTTGCAGAATCACCTGAATAAACATTTTGGTCAACATGGTCATGAATAACAACAACTGCTGCTGGTTCATTAGTACTTGCTTCATCTTGGAAGGCATTTGATGTAGTAATGGCCAATCCTGTTTGAAACC